CTGCGGGCTTTACGCTGCCTTCAGCATCGACAGTTTTGCGAGCGGGCATGAAACTGGTTCGTCTCTACGTGTTACAGAATAATCGCCGCTGGCATGAAGACATTCCTTACGGCGACCACTTAGAACGTGCAGCGGATTTAGAGATGTCTGGGGCGCAGATATATCACGCCTCAATGGTTGACGCGCAACTGCAATCAACCAAGCCACGAAGGCGGGCTAAACTCAAACAAAGAGCGTATTGACTGTGGCCGCGACTATTGATGCCACCTTAAAAGGCGCGTCGGCCAACAGCTACGTGACGCTGGCGGACGCCAACACCTATTTCGAGACCGTCCCCGACTCCAGCACCTGGGACAACAAGACTGACGACCAGAAAAACCGCGCCATCATTTCCGCCACCCGCTGGATCGACGCCCTGAGCTTCTACGGCGACCGCTGCACCGAAACCCAAGCGTTGAAGTGGCCTCGCGAGGACTACAAGGTTGACGGCATCGAGCTGGCCTGCACCCTGATCCCCGTCGGCATCAAGGCTGCGACGTATGAGCTGGCACGTGCGCTGGCCAACGACACTGACGCCATCACTGGCACCACTGGCACCACCGGCCTCTACGACGAGGTCGAGCTTGGCGAACTGAAGGTCAAATACAAGGACAGCTCCATGACTCCGGGCGTCATCAACAACGTTTTCGACGTTTACCCTTGGCTGCAGAGCTACCTCGGCCCCTACTGCATAGGCGGCGCCACCAACTACGCCGTCCGCCTATTCCGGGGGTGACATGGGCCTGATCGACACCACATTCGCCCCACTCCCCACAGCAATCCTTGCTGACTGGGGCCAAGACATCACGTACATCAAAACCACCACGCCCCGCACCTACGACCCAACCACGGGCGCCGTCAATGGAGCGGACACCACCGTCACGGTGAAGGGCGTTATTTTGCGCCTTACTCCCCGCGAATCCGAGGGTTTGTACCAGTCCACCGATGTAAAGGTCATCATCGGCTCCAGCGAGCTTGGCACCTACTACCCCACCGAAGCCGACCGCATCCAGTACAGCCAGGCCGGCGTAACCCGCGAAGCCAAAATAGTGAACATCGCCACTTACCGCGGCGATAACCCTGTGATGCACGTACTTATTGCGAGGCCGCAGTAATGGCACGTAATCGAGGGCTCCTAAATGAGCTAGAACGCCTAGGTGAAAATTTGGATCGTTTGGCTGTTGCTGCCTTTAGTCGTGGACCTGCTCGTGCAGCGGAAGAAATTGTTGTCGATTTACAAGAGGCCGGACCTGTGTGGTCGGGACGCTTCTCCAACTCTTGGCAGATAGACACAAATGACGGCAGAAAGACAGTAGGCACTGGTGCCGCCGGTTATCCCCAAAGGCTGTACGCTCCGCTGCTTAGTGGCCGAAGTTTTGTCGGAGACGATGTTAAGTACACCATCTCAAACTTTGCTCCCTACGCAGACGAAGCGCGAGACCTTGCAGAAGGTATTTTCATAGATCCCGGTACAACCCCACTAAAGGAGTACGACAGAGGTACACGTGTTAGCGGGTATCGCGGCGACTTGATCGGAAATGACGAAGGCCCAAACCGCAGCACAGCCCCCCTGGACTGGTACACGACTTATGTACGCGGTGGTGCCATCGACAGACAAATTAAACTCAGTCTTGATGCAGAACTAGGGAGAGTGCGGCTGTGAACTACCAAGCAATCCGCGCCGCCGTTGAAAACCCTCTTCTGTCTGCTTTTAGCGGGCTAACCCCCGCTGTTCCGGTCTATTTCGACAACATCACAGCCGTCCCACCCAACACAACGACTGAATACGTCCGCGTCAATGTTACTTTCGGCATTACCAACGAGCCCACGCTTACTAGCAGCGTCGATAACGCTCGTGGCGCGATTGTCATCCGCATTTTCACGGAGAAAGGACGCGGCCCTGCCCGTAACCAAACCCTGCTGACCACTGCCGTCAACGTGCTGGAAACACTCAACGACACAGCAAAAACCACTAGCGGTGTGTTCTTCCGTGTTGGCGAAATCAACGGCCCAACATTTTCTGCGACTGAAGCTGCACCGCACTTTGTCGGGCGGATTGATACTTCCTACGTAGCAACTGTGTTGTCGTAGATAGTGTTTAGTAACAAGCGCTAACCTGTATTAAGCCGGGCAGTGCCCGCCCACAACGTCATCTTCGGTAAGCCAATGGCCACCACCGTACTGTCCGGCACGTCCGGCGCCCTCTACTACAAACCCGCTGGAACCACCGGTACGTTCGGTGAGTCCAATGTCAGCGTTGCGAACGACGAAATTACCGTCGCCCCTTACCTGAACTTCAAGGTCGGTGACCCCGTCCAGTTCAGCGTCGTCAACAGCCAAACCGGCGGCTCCGGCACCGGCACCCTGCCCGCAGGCATCAGCACTGGCACCACCTACTACGTCATTGCTTACGCGGCGGCAACTGGTGTGATGCAGGTGTCCGCCACTCTCGGCGGTTCCACCATCACCATCACCGACGACGGCACCGCAGCTGCTCCCAACGAGTTCCAGGTTGCCTACGCTTCCTTCGCCGTCGTCGGCCAAGTCCGCGACTGGAGCTTCGAGATCAGTCGCGCTGAAATCGACGTGACCACCATCGGTCAAACCCCCGGCCAATACGTGCCTTTCCGCAGCTACATCTCCGGTTTCGGCGATGGCACCGGCACCGCAACGGTCTACATGACCAACGAGGACGCCGCCCTCTCCAACCGGATGATCGAAGACGTGCTCCAGCGTCAGCAGACCGGCGCCGCCTTCAAGCTGTACACCGATCAGGTGTTCAGCGGTGGCACCCTGAACGAGAGCCTGAGCCGCTCGATCGAGTTCGATGCAGTGCTGACTTCCGCCAGCCTGAACATCAACCCCGACGACGCCCAGTCCGTTACTGTCAACTTCCGTCCGTCCGGCACCCCGACGTTCGACTTCAGCACTTCTGCCTAGATTAGGTAGGCCAAGGAACTACCCCGGCTCGCGCCGGGGTTTTTTTATTGCTTCTAGTCCGCTACAGTAGAACAAACCTCAAGTGGTTATGCCAGTTCCAGTCCGCGCCATTGACCGCCTCAAGAAAGCGGCCAACTTGGAGCCCGTCAAGAAAACTGTTGACCTGTCCGACGGCAGCGAATTCGAGATGTGGGTCACCCCACTGACCGCCGCCGAGCGTGAACGCGCCCAAAAGCAGGCCAAGTCCGACGACGCCAACGCCTTCGCCCTCCAGCTACTGATCGCCAAAGCCCTCGACGAAAACGGCACCAAGTTGTTTGCCGCTGGCGAGATCGACGTGCTCAAAAACGAAGTCAAGGACAAGGATCTCCAAGCCTTGATGCTGGCGGTCATCACCGACGACGCCGAACCGATCGACCCAAAAGCCTGAGCGCGGAACTTCGCAAAGACAACTGGCTCATGCTCCAATTCGGCATCGCCAAGGAGCTGGGCCTAACGCTTAGCGAAGTACGCAACCGCATGACAGCCGAAGAGCTAATCGGCTGGAGCGCCTACTTCCAGATCCTCAACGAGGACCAACAAAAGGAGCTGGAAAAAGCCAAACGCCGCCGCTAAGCCCGGCGGCTTTTTACTGCGTAAACTGAAGTACCGGAAGATGTCGAGAAGCCGTGACCGCCTACAGAGCTGAAATTGAAATCGGCGTAAGGGGCCAAGAACGTCTTAACAGGCTGCAGAACCAGATTAGCCAGCTTGCTAATCAAATAACCCGTGTAAACGATGAGAGTATTTTTGATCCTGTAGCGCCAAGGGCTATACAAAGCATAGAAAATTACTCTAATGCTGTATCTGTTGCCGCCGCAAATTTACGCGCAGCAGCGCTTGGCACACAGGAAGAAACAAATGCCGTACGCCAATACGTCCAAGCTCTAGGTGAAGCAAATGCCGCGAGAAGCAGACAAAATTCTTTAATAGCTCAGGAAGTAGCTAACAGACGCACAGTTAGACCGGGAGACGCCGGACTCGGACAACAAACCCCGGCACTTCCCCCGGCACTGGTAAAGCAGCAAGGCATTAAAGAGGCATGGCGAACGTTTTTTCAGGAGGCCGCCGAACTGGCGACCGATTTGCGTGTAGACGCTGCGGCCAAAGGCTTAAACATCCAAACCAGCTGGAACACCTTCTTCACAGAGGCAGCAGATTTAGCTAATGACCTTAAAACTAATGCTGCTGCTAAACGTATAAATACTCAGACCAGCTGGAACACCTTTTTCACAGAAGCAGCAGATTTAGCAACAGACCTAAAAACTAATACCGCAGCTAAGCGTTTAAACATACAAAACAGCTGGAACAGCTTTTTTACAGAAGCAGCAGATTTAGCAACGGACTTGAAAACCGGCGCCGCCGCTAAACGTTTAGCCATCCAAACTAGCTGGAACACCTTCTTCACAGAAGCAGCAGACTTAGCAACAGACCTAAAAACTAATACGGCAGCTAAGCGTTTAAACATACAAAACAGCTGGAACAGCTTTTTTGAAGACGCTGCGGCTGTTGCTAATGATTTACAGCGTCAGGCTGAAGACACTAGGCGCCGCATACAAAACGCAGGTTTTGGTGTTCAAGGCCCAGAATTGCCACCTAAAACAACGGGGCCCAGTAGTCCTATTGGCGGACGTTTTGATATTCCGGGCAGTCCAGCGTTTAAACAGGCGCGGTTACAGGGAGTTGCCCTTGGCGCCGGCTTTCCGCTGCTATTTGGCGGCGGCCCTGGCGCTGTTCTTGGTGGTGCAGCTGGCGGTCTTGTTGGCGGCCCAGCCGGCTTTGCTGCTCAGATTGCGTTGAGCGCTATCGGCACTCAATTAGACAAATTTGCACAACAAGCTATTGAAATGGGAACTGCCATCAACTCAACGGCGGGCGCCCTTGAACTGATGCGTGAAAAGTCGCTGTTTAGCAGCGAGGCTGTAGCAGAGCGGGCTTATCAACTAGAAGAACAGGGCAAGGTTGAAGAGCTTGCAGCACTCCTTACAGAAGATTTGGCACGGGCTGTGGGTAATGAAGGAGTCAGAGCACTACAGGATTTAGGTGCTGAAACAACCGAAACAACACGGCTGTGGAGTTTACTGACGGCCCAGTTGAACGTTTTAATCGCTGGCCCACTTACATCATTTCTGCAACTTGTAAATCAGGTTTTAGGTGAGATAACTGCTGGACAACAAATAGCATCGCTGAAAAAAGATCTAGCACCGGCAGACTTAAAACGTTTACAACAAAGAGAACGCGAACTTGGCACTGTTAAAGGCGGTCGAATTGCTTCAGAACTAGGTACTGAAAGCATTGTACTTACCCCTGAAGCGCAGCAAAAAATATTAAAAGAGTTCGGCGGTTTACGTAAAACTATTCCTTCAATACCAATTACTCAGCAAGACAGAAGAGATATTACAGCGCCTAAACCTAAAAAAGATAGAGCTGCTGCAGACGCTGCACGCGAAGCAGAGCGTGTCGCCAAGGCACTTATCCAGCAGCGAGCCATAACACTGGAGATCCAGCGCCAGAGCGAGTTTTCTGGAAAGATCGCTGCAGCTGAGCTGGCTAAAGATCCTGTACTGGTCCGCAGACTACAGGGTGAGCAAAAACTTACCGAGCTTGGCGTCCAAACCGCAAAGCAGCTGGAGCTTGAGAAGAATAGCTCTGTACAACTGGCAATCGCCCGGACTGCACAGGCTAAGGCAGACCTTATCCGTAAAGAGACAGCCCAGGATATTGCCGAAATTGAACAACAGCGACAAGAAAAATTCGCCGACGTTCTTGCCGGGTTGGAATATCAAATTGAATACGAGAATGCCGTAACACGCGAAAAACGTAACCAGCTGGAGCTTGATGAAAAAGCCAGAAAATTAAAAAAAGATGGTTTTACGCCTAAAGAAATTGCCACTCTTATAGGGCTTGAAAAAGGTATTCAGAAGCAGCAAGAGCCACTAGCAAAATTTATTAGAGATTCAGAAGAGGAATTAAAGGATCTTCAGCAGGTAGCTGTAAACGTATCTCAAGGCATTGGCAATGCCATTGCCAACTCGATGAGTCAAGGGATTGTTGGTCTGATTGAGGGCACCAAAACTGCCCAGCAAATATTCGCTGACTTCCTCAAGAGCGTCGGTGACGTTCTCATTCAAGAAGGCACCCGCATGATTGCGGTGTATATCGCCATCGGCATCGCCAAAGCGTTTGCGGGCTTGGGTGGAAAAGGTGGCGGTGCAGAGACTAATACCCAATTCATGGAGCGCACGGGCAACCTAGATCTTGTTGGCGATTCCTACAAAGGTTTACAGGGTTTTGCTACTGGCGGCTTTGTGACCAGCCCGACCAGCGCTGTTGTCGGCGAGGGTGGCG